CAAAATAAAAATAGCCGGCGGAAACCAAGGTAATAAATTCAAAGAAACAGAATATCTAGTTGATAGTGTTGATATGTATCTATTAACTATTAGGCGTAACTGGCCAGATCCAGGCAGCAGTTACAACTTGCCAGGGCTAGCATAAGGGGGTTAAATACAGTATGAGCACATTAGAAAAAAATTTATATAAACGTACTAACGTAACTAGTGTAAAAGCAGAAAAGCCTATCACTTCTCGTACCTATAGAGGAACTAGCACTGTAAATCAAAACAACTCTGGTTTTGCACTTTATGATCTTGCGTTAATTAAACAAGATTTAATTAATCATTTTCATATAAGACAAGGTGAAAAATTAGAAAATCCTGAATTCGGCACAATTATTTGGGACGTACTATTTGAGCCGTTAACTGATAACCTAAAACAGGCTATCGCAAAAAACGTTACAACTATTATTAACTATGATCCAAGAATTCAAGTAAATTCGGTAACTGTAGATGCATTTGAAACAGGCATACAAATAGAATGCGATTTGTTTTATTTGCCCTACAATATAAGTGAAAGTTTACAATTTAGATTTGATCAAGCAAACGGGCTTATATCCTAGCTCTTTATAATATACGCATATTTAAAAAAAAATAAATATGTATAAGAGGAAATAAAATGTCAGCAACTGATAGACAAAATAGATTATTACTAGCTGAAGACTGGAAAAAAGTCTATCAGTCTTTTAGAAATGCGGATTTTCAAAGCTACGACTTTGATAATTTACGCAGAACTATGATCAATTATCTTCGTCAAAATTATCCAGAAGATTTTAACGATTATATTGAATCATCAGAGTACCTAGCACTAATTGATCTTATTGCATTCCTCGGCCAAAATTTAAGTTTTAGAATTGATCTCAATGCAAGAGATAACTTCCTTGAACTAGCAGAACGTAGAGAAAGTGTTTTGCGTCTTGCAAGACTGTTATCGTATAATCCAAAACGAAATATTGCAGCAAACGGATTATTAAAAGTTACAAGTATAAAGACTACAGAAAATGTAGTTGATTCTAATGGTTTACAATTAGCAGGACAAGCCATTGTTTGGAATGATCCTACAAATACAAACTGGTACGAACAGTTTATAAAAATATTCAATGCAGCACAGCCAGTAAACAACGTGTTTGGCAAACCTATAAAAAGCGAACGTGTTAATAATATACCAAGCGAGCAATACAAATTTAATGCAGTTAACACTGACATCCCCAAATATAGTTTTAGAAAAACCATACAAGGCAACGGGCATCCATTTGAAATAGTTTCTGCAGATATAGAAAACGGAAACATAGTAGAAGATTTGCCTGTTATAGGTAACAACTTTGGCATCATATATAGAAATGACGGTGCCGGTCCGAGCAGTGTAAACACAGGATTTTTTGTTCATCTTAGACAGGGCGTATTAGACTCAGGAGAGTTTAGAATTGATTCGCCAGTAGCTAACCAAGTTATTAGTGTTGATGCACAAAATATTAATAATTCTGATGTTTGGTTATTTGGTTTGGATAATCGTGGTAGAGAAACAGACTATTGGACAAAAGTAGATGCAGTCGAAGGCAATAATATTATTTACAACAGCGTTAATAAAAATATACGCAATGTTTACTCGGTTTTAACTAGAGTAGACGACCGAATTAACTTAATTTTTTCAGACGGTGTTTTTGGTAATTTACCTAAAGGTCGATTTAGAGTTTATTATAGAACTAGTGCTAATCGACAAATGGCTATTAGACCGCAGGATATGCTAGGAATAACTATTCAAATTCCTTATCTGAGCAGAAACAATACACGCGAAACTGTATCAATGACGTTTGAATTAGGATATACAATTAGTAATGCTAGTCCTACAGAAACAAGCGAAAGTATAAAACAAAATGCGCCAGCTACATATTATACACAAAACAGATTAATTACCGCTGAGGACTATAATGTAGGACCTCTTGCAGTTAGCCAAGAAATAGTAAAAACAAAGGCAGTTAACCGCATAGCCAGCGGCATTAGTAGATACTATGATTTATTAGATGCTACCGGAAAATATTCTACAACAAATCTTTTCGGAGCTGACGGAATAGTTTACAAAGAATTTTATGATTCAACAGATCAGTTTACTTTTACCACACAAACTGATATTGAAGGAGCTATTGTAAACACCGTAGAGCCTATACTTAAGAATAGAAAAACGTTAAACTACTATTACGACAAATTCCCTGATATACTAGTAACAGATTTAGGAGCATCGTTCGAACAATCAACTGCTGAAACTAATAGAAGCACTGGTGTGTTAAAAGACATTGACGGAACTAATCTTAGTGTTGGTACATTTACAGCCAATAGTTTAAAATATGTTGAAAACGGAACCTTGTGCAAATTTGTTGCCCCAGAAGGCAAACATTTTATGGCTGACGGCACATTAATGGATGGCGAACCAGACCACATAGGGTCAAAAAATTATGTATGGACAAAAGTTGTAGGCGTAGTAGGCAACGGAACAGAAATTAATTCGTTGACAAACCAAGGTCCTATTGTCTTTAATGATATTATACCTACCGGAGCAATATTAACACAAATTGTTCCTAAATTAGCAAACAGTTTATTAGATAGTGTAAAAACACAAATAATAGACCAAGCATTTAGTTATAATGCTTTTGGTTTGCGTTATGATGTAGTTACAAGAAATTGGAGATTAATTACAGAATCTAATTTAAATGTTTCGTCTCCATTTTCAACAGGTAAGACTGGCGATATCAGTAACCAGCAACTAGATGCAAGTTGGTTATTATTATTCCAAACAGACGGAGAAAAATATACCATAACCAGCAGAGGTTTAAGATATATATTTGAAAGCGATCAAGAATTAAAATTCTTTTTTGATGGCAAGAGCAGAATATACAATAATAAAACTGGAAAAATAATTAAAGATAAAATTACAGTTTTAAACATCAATACAAAACCAGATAGCGTAAGTCCATTTACAATTCCGTTTAACTGGGAAATTGTAGAAGAGTTTAGAGATCGCGAAGGTTATGTAGACAGTAAAAAAGTACAAGTTGGATTTTACGATTCTGACGACGATGGAGTTGTTGACGATCCAGAAATTTTTACAGAAATAGTTCAAGAGTCAGTTAACCCTGCAACCAAATATATTTTCCAAGAAAAATATTTAACAAGCGACGGCGTAGAAGATTATAGATACATTAGTAAAACAAACAGTAACATAAAAATTGTAGAATCTGAAGTTGCTATTGGAGCATTTAGTGCATATGAAAACGGACAAACTTTTTATATAACCACTCAGGATATATTTAAAGTTCTTAACACATCTACAAATTCACTTAGTTTGACTAATAATTATAAAGCATTTATTGGTAGAGATGGCCTAAAATTCCAATATATCCATGCAGCAGACAGCACTGCTAGAATAGATCCTAGCAGCTCAAATATAATGGATATATTCATGCTTACAAAAACATACGACACTCAGTTTAGATTATGGTTAAACGGTGCGTTGAACAGTATGCCTTTGCCTCCTAGCAGCGATAGTATTTTTAGAGACTACGGTTCTGAAATTAATAAAATAAAATCAATAAGCGATGAAATCATTTATCATCCTGTTAAGTACAAGGTGCTATTTGGATCTAAAGCAGAATCTAGTTTACAAGCTACATTTAAAGTAGTAAAGAATCCAGATCTTGTGCTAGATAATAACGATATAAAAAGTAGAATAATTTCTGCAATCAATCAGTATTTTACTTTAGATAATTGGGAATTTGGAGAAACATTCTATTTTAGTGAATTGTCTACATATGTGATGAATAAATTAGCACCAGATGTAGTTACATTGGTTATAGTACCTAAAACAGCAAGTTCAACATTTGGTAGTTTATTTGAAATTAAAGCCGAATCAGACGAAATTTTTATTAGTGGCGCAACTGTAGCCGATGTAGAAATTATAGATTCGCTTACAGCGTCAAGATTAAATGCAAGCGGCAATGTGATCACAGCAGCAACAAGTGTCGAAAGTAATACATCGATTCAAAGCTCGTCAAGTAGTTCATCTAGCGGAGGCAGCAGTTACTAATGTCTTATGACAACGACCAAAACGAATATCCAATACCTGCAGGTTCTGATACAGGATCTAGAAAATCGGCTCAGCTGCTTCCTAGATATTTCAGAACTAATGCAAACAAAAAGTTTTTACAAAGCACATTAGATCAACTCACACAGCCAGGAGTGGCAGAAAAACTTAGTGGGTACATTGGTAGAAAAACAGCAAAAGCATATCAAGCATCTGATAATTACATCGGCGATGTAAGTAAAAACAGAGAAGATTATCAACTCGAGCCTGCTTTGGTTTTAAAAGACGACCTTGATAATGTTAAATTATACAAAGACTACAATGATTATATAAATCAGTTAGCTGCATTCGGAGGAAATACTAAACTTGCAAGCGACCTAAATGGCGCAGAATATTATGCTTGGAATCCTAACATTGATTGGGATAAATTTGTTAATTACAGAGAATACTTTTGGTTGCCTACTGGCCCTAGTAGTGTAGATGTTTTCGGTAAAAGTAGAGAAGTACAAAGCACTTATACAGTGACACTTGAAGATCAAGTCGATAATACTGTGTATAAGTTTTCTCCTCCTGGTCTAACACCCAATCCTACACTAGAATTATTCAGAGGACAAACATATAGATTTGAGATAGACACTCAAGGACATCCTATTGCTTTTGCAACATCAAGGACACTTAATAATAACGGAAAAATTACTACAGTTTATAATGACGGCCAAACAAAAATACAAGAGCTCGAAGACGATTTAACAATTGAACAAGAATACATCGACAACGGTTATATAGAATTTGAAGTTCCACTTAATGCACCTGATACTTTGTATTATGTAAGTTCTACAGATCCAAGCAATGTAAGTGGCGTACTTCGTGTGTCTAACATTGTAGATAACACAGAAATAAATGTTGAAGATATATTAGGTAAAAAAACTTATAAAACTGAAGGTGGATTTAATTTAAGCAACGGCATGAAGTTAAAGTTTGTTGGAAATGTTACACCAACAAAATACGCAGAATCAGAATGGTATGTAGAAGGCGTTGGCAGCAAAATTAAATTAATTGATCAACGAGATTTAGTAATCCCTTCTTCATATGCTGAAGATTTACCAGTACCGTTTGATACTAGAGAATTTGACAGCTTGCCTTTTGCTAATGCAAATTCATATGCAGGCACTAAAGATTACATAACAATTAATCGTGCAAGTACAGATAGGAATGCTTGGTCTAGATATAATAGATGGTTCCATAGAAGTGTAATAGAAAAATCTAACGAGATAAACGGGTTAGAGCCAACTATAGATCAAGAAGCAAGAGCTAAAAGACCTATAATAGAATTTGATGCAGGATTAAAATTATATAAGTTTGGAACAGCAGCAAAAACTGACGTTGACTTAGTGGATACATTTACGTCCGACGTATTTTCTACAATAGAAGGAACTTCTGGATATAATATTGACGGTGTAGATATTACACAAGGAATGAGAATTTTATTCCTTAACGATCCTGACATTTTTGTGCAAAATAAAATTTACACAGTAAACTTTATTACGCATAATAATACACGTCAAATTGCATTAGTTGAAGCAGATGACGGACAGCCAATTTTAAATGAAAATGTTCTTGTAAAACAAGGTTTAAAAAATGCTGGTAAAATTTATTTTTATAATGGGACAACTTGGAAATCTGCGCAAGAAAAATTAGATGTTAACCAGCAGCCTTTATTTGAATTATTTGATACATCAGGAAATTCATTTGCTGATTTAGATGTTTATCCTGAAAGCACGTTTACAGGTAATCCAATTTTTTCATACAAAGTAGGACAAGGAACAGTAGATAGCGAGCTAGGATTTCCCTTAAAATATCGAAGTTTAGAAAATTCAGGTGATATAGAATTTGAATTTAATCTTTTAAATGAAACTACAGAATATCAAATTGACAACGTTACACAAACAATTAAATCTGACATAGCAACTTGCCGTAGGTATACAAGTATTTCGGCTTATGATAATTGTAATGGCTGGAGCAAGGCAGAGTTTAAAACAAAACAAAGCGTAGTCAGACAATACATTGCAACCTCAGATCAACGCAACGATTTTAATATTGATGTATACGATAACCCTGCATCAATTGACCATATATGGTTAAGAGTTTTTGTAAACAACGTACTATTAAAAGAAAACGAAGATTATTTAAGAGTCGAAGGAGTTTCACAAGATTTAAAAATAAGATTTAATAATGATCTTAATATAGATGATGTTGTAATCATAAAGACTCGAGCCGAAGCAGAAAAAACAAATGAAGGCCATTATGAATTTCCTTACAATTTAGAACGTAATCCATTAAACGAAAATATTGTTTCTTTTACATTAGGTGAAGTAAACGATCATGTTTATTCAATGGTTGAAGAAATTCCAAATTTTGTTGGCGACTATCCCGGCACAAGCAATCTTAGAGATTTAGGCGATGTTGATTCTTACGGAAAAAAATTCCTACAACATTCAGGACCATTGCCCTTAGCAGTATACCATATAACATCAAAAACTGCAAATGTTGTAAAAGCAATAGAATATTCTAGTAAAGAATTTAGTAAATTTAAAAGAGCCTTTTTACAAAAAGCATTTACCTTAGGATTCGACGGACCAATAAAGCAACACGTTGATTTAATTTTATCAGAACTTAATAAAGAAAAAAATAACAAAATGCCTTTTTACTTTAGCGATATGCTAAGTTATGCAGCAGCTAAAATAACAAGGTATGAAGTAGAAGATCCCGGTAATGTATTTTTTGCTTTAACAAATCAGTTTGATTTAGAAACTTTAAGTGCAAAATCTGTAAATGTTTACAAGAATGGTATACAATTAATATTTGGACAAGATTATACTTTTAATTCGGAAGGTTTTTGTATTATTACAGCTCCCAAAGTATCAGGAGATTTAATTGAACTTTACGAATACGAAACAACAGACGGAAGTTATATTCCACCAACTCCTACTAAATTAGGATTATATCCAAAGTTTATTCCTGAAATTTATATTGATGACACTTATCTCACTCCTACAAAAGTTATCCAAGGTCACGACGGTAGTATAACTGTTGCATTTGATGATTACAGGGATGAGCTTTTATTAGAATTAGAAAAAAGAATATTCAATAATATAAAACAAAACTACAATGAAGAAATTTTTAATCTTAGCGATCTAATAAAAGGTGAATATAGGAATAAAGGAGTAAGTGTACCTGATATTAATAATGCTATCATTTCTGACTTTTTACAATGGCTTTCGATTGCAGGGTCGCCCGACTATACCACAAACAAGCATTATAATGGGTCCAACTCTTTTACCTATAATTATAGTTTTTCAGGATCACCGAACGAAAAAGAAAATTTAGGTTTTTGGAGAGGCATATACAAATACGCATACGACACTGACCGCCCACACACTCATCCTTGGGAAATGTTAGGATTTAGTATTAAACCAGAATGGTGGGAAGAAGTATATGGTCCTGCACCGTACACTAGAGATAATTTAGTATTGTGGCAAGATTTAGAAAACGGATTTGTAAAACAACCGGGCGTACCTGTTAAAATTATCGACAACCGTAAGCGTCCTGGTCTTACAAATCACATACCTGTTGATGATAAAGGAAAATTATTAAGTCCATTAGAATCTAGTTATGCTAACGGATTTATTCCAACCACCGGATCAAACACTTATAAATTTGGAGATCAAGCACCGGCGGAAGCGGCTTGGAGAAGAAGTTCTGAATTTCCTTTTGCACTTATAAAAGCGTTAATTGTTAATCGCCCTGCATTAACAATAGGAGTTTGTTTTGATGTTAGTAGAATACAAAGGAATAGTATAGGACAATTAGTTTACAAAGATACTAATAAAGTTTTGCAATTTTCAGATTTAAAATTTCCTAATACTTATGCAGGCACTGAACGTACAACAACAGCAGGTTTAGTAAACTATGTTGCTAATTATCTTGCTGCTGATGTAACAACCAGTTATAACACTTATGTTGAAGATGTAAAAAATATAAAAATTCAACTTGGTTCAAAATTGTCAGGATTTACTGATAAAAGCAAATTTAATTTAATATTAGATAGTCGCTCTCCACTAAGTCAGGGCAATGTTTTTGTGCCTAAAGAAAATTACAATATTATTCTAAACACAAGCACCGCGATAGGATTACCGTCGTACACCGGATTAATAATAGAAAGATTAGAATCAGGATACGCTATACGAGGATATGATCAATCATCGGCAGTGCTTTTATATAATAAACCAGTAAAATCAGCCAAAGATAAGTCTATCACTATAGGGGGTGTTTCTGAAGAGTATTTAATTTGGGCCCAAGGACAAAATTATTTGAAGGGACAAATTGTACAATTCCAAAACGTTTACTATAAAACAATTACTGCACATACTTCGACTAGAGATTTTGATGAAAGTAAATTTACTCCGTTGCCTTCGCTACCGATTACAGGCGGAGCATCTGCGTTTATTAGAAAAGTTTTTGAACCACAATTATCAACATTTCCATATGGAACTGTTGTTCAAACAAAACAAGAAGTTGTAGATGTTTTATTAGGGTATGAAAATGCTTTAAAGAAACAAGGTTTTATTTTTGAAACATATAACGAAAATGCTAAAACTGTAGAAGACTTTCAATTAGCAGTCAAAGAATATTTGTTTTGGACAACGCAAAACTGGAAACCAGGATCTTTGCTAACAGTAAGTCCGCTAGCAAATAGACTTATTTTCCAACCAGAGTTTTCTACAGTAGATAGTTTATTAGATAACTTTTACGGGTATAGTCTTGTAAAGGCAGACGGCACAAAAATTAGAGAAGAATTTTTAGATATTGCAAGAGACGGTAATAGATTTGAACTAAGATTAAAAAATACAGCAGATGGAATTTATGCATTAAAATTACCGCTAGTGCAAACCGAACACGTAGTAATTTTAGACAATACAACGGTGTTCAACGATGTAATTTACGATTTAGCACCTGGATACAGACAGGAAAGAATAAAAGTTGTAGGGTATAGATCAGACGAGTGGAACGGCTCATTAAATATACCAGGGTTTATATATGATCAAGCTCTAGTAACATCATGGCAGCCATACAAAAATTACAGCGTTGGCGATCTAGTCAAGTATAAAGAATTTTATTACAGTGCATTGGCGCCTGTAAATGGTGCGGCAACGTTTGATAATAATCTTTGGGAAAGATTATCCGACAAGCCTGAATCTAAATTAATTACAAACGCTGAATATAAAACTAATCAGTTCGCTGATTTCTATGATTTAGATTCAGATAACTTTGATACAGAGCAACAAAAATTAGCACAGCATTTAATTGGTTATCAAAAAAGACAGTATTTACAAAATGTTATTAATGATGATGTAAGTCAGTATAAATTTTATCAAGGATTTATCCAAGACAAAGGAACACAAAATGCTCTCAGTAAATTGTTTGATGCTTTAAGTTCTGCAGACAAAGAGAGTTTAGATTTTTATGAAGAGTGGGCAATAAAGAAAGGGCAATATGGTGCTGCTGACGGATTCGACGAAGTAGAGTTTTTACTTGATGAAACTAAATTTAACTTGTCGCCCCAACCAATAGAGTTAGTTGAAACTCTTCCGTTTGATATTACAGATTTTATCTATAGAATTAGGCCTTTTGAAACTTATGTAAAAAATGAAAATTACAACCACAAACCGTTTCCTGTAATTGGTACTAATGTAAACGAGTTTGTTAAAACAGCAGGCTATGTTGATCCTGCTGATGTAAATGCATCTGTGTTAAATTCTAACAGCATTACGCAATTAGAAATTACAGACATTGTAGACGGATATGTGTGGATTGCAAGACAAAATCAAACCTGGAATGTTTTAAAAGCAATAAGTTTGGGCTACACTATTCTTGAAGTAAATTTAACTACAGACGGCAGTGAAGAAGTTGAATTAATACTAGACCTACCAGTTGGCGATAATGTTCAACAAGGTGATATTATTGGAATAGACGATATTACAATTTTACAAGGTTTCCATATTGTACGTAATACTACAAAAAATATTATTCGAATTCCTAAGCCAGTATCATTTGCTGAAAATATTCAAAACACTAAAGGAATATTAATAGGCTTTGTATCTTCAAGAGTAGATAATATTCAAGAATTAAATGCATATGCTGAAAAATATCTACAAGATGGAACCATAGTTTGGGTAGACAACGCCGGCGATAATAACTGGAAAGTTTACAAAAACACACGGGTGTATGATAAAGGTACAAGTTTACCAAGCCCGCAAGTTGTTGAAGATAGCACATTAGATAATTACGGTTCTGCTGTTTCTGTAAACAATAGAAATACAGTTGTTGCTATAGGAGCACCTGATTATTATTCTGCAGGTGCTATAGATGATGTAGAAGAATATTCGGAGCCCGACGGCAATAGAGAATCAGGTGTTTATACAAACGTAAGTGCAACAGGCGGCACCGGAAACAGTGCATTGTTTAATATTACTATTGCTCCTGTAACAAAAGAAGTTTCAATAGAAATAGTAAATGGCGGACTAAGTTACAACTCTAGCGATATACTAACAATAAGAGCAAACAATATAGGAAATACTGGTACAGATCTAAAATTAAAAGTAATCACTAATAAAGGCGGTGTAGTTAACATTTACAATAGGGGAAATGATTCTGGAAATCTTCGTTTAATACAAACACTAGAGCCAGAAGTTGAATATTTTGCTGATGTAACTAATCCTACTAGATTTGGGGCATCAGTTGCTGTTTCTCCAGATGGAAAATATCTTGCTGTAGGTTCTCCTAACGCAAGTAATGTGTTAACAAGATATAAAGGAACTTTTGCAACTAGCCAAGATTATAACAAAAATGATATTGTTCAATACAATGAAGGATTGTGGCAAGCAAGAAAACAAGTATTAGGTCAAACTCCAAACTTGTTATTTTCAAGTTTTGATTCATACGCATTTTTTGCTGCTAACAGCGATAGCACAGATATAAAACTTTTGCTTACAGGTAATCACGGATTGCCACAAACCAATGTTGATCATTTATTAATTAGAGCACCTCAAGATATGTACATAGGTACTACAGCCGGTGACACAGTATACTTAAAATGGAATAATTATTCAACTGCAAATTTAACATTAGATGACACACAACCTTTTAACGGAGCTTATGCCCCGATTACAGGAAATTTCTTAACAGGAAGTCATGTAATACAAAAGAAAATAGACCATGTATTTAATATTGAAAACTATACAGTTCTTCCAGAAGTAGGAGATATTGTAAGCACTGATAGTGCAAGTGGTAAAGTTGAATATCTACAAACACAAGACGGAATTAGAGTAGTTTTATATATTAGCGAAACCAACGGAATATTTGCTACTAATGGCAATTTATTTGTAAATGAAGATGTACTAGTTGGAGTATATGAAGAAACTTATACAAACACAGCACCAGATTTAGGCGGATACTGGTTAATTAATACTCCTACATCTTACACAACAACAACAGCAGAGGCTAATTTATATACAGACACAGGCCGCGGACTTGTTTATCAAGATGTTGAAAATGCCTTAGACCCAGACGGCAGCGTAGCGTATTATTATAATATTCAAGATAACTTACAAGCAATTAATCAAGTTAATTTAAACGATCAAATAAGTTTTATAACTCATTTATCGTTTGCTGAAGTTTCAGAAGTAACAACTTTACAACAGTCTCCTTGGTGGGTAGTTAGAGCTCCTAAAGTATTAAGTGATCAACTATCGGCAGGAGATACTTTTGATTTTTATGCAGACGAATTAGGTGACATTGACATAGAACCAAGCGGCTTAAATTTTGCAGCTATTAATAAAAATAATACTATTGTTGAAGAATGGCAAGGATACATTGATATTAAGTTTACTGAATTTAAAACTTATCTTGCAGTTGAAGATCCAGAATACGGCAGACCAATACAGCCAACACCTAAGTACGAATTTGACAGCAGCGGTAATTTAATACAGCGACAATTTGGAACAACAGTTAAAGATCTAACTACCGGTGGAACAGCTGAAGTAATGTTCTATCAGCGTAAATTTAATGATGTTAGACTTTATGTTTCTAATATTACAGGCAATTGGTTAGCAGGTAAAGACTACGGCGAAGTAAGTGCTGTTCAAAGAATAGGCGATGTATATGACGAAGCAGGCATTGGCTCACCTAACAGAACTATGGGAGAAGTGATAGCAGTTTCATTGGGCACCTCTGAAGTAGGAAAGTTATTCTTAATTAGTAACGGCATAGTTCCAGCATCAGCAGGAGTTCCTGCTGCACCTGCAAGTTTAACAGTTCCAGGATCATTAGAAACAACCTTTGATGCAAACACTTCACCATTAGGTATTGATCCTGCGATTATAGGTAAAGAATACTGGTTTTACGAAGAAAGAGAAAACATTTTAGGTATTCCAAGATTGCCTAGTTTCCCAGATAGTCAAAATAATGAATGGCTACAATTATTTAATTTGCCTGCTGATAAATTAGGATCAGATAGCGGTATAGTAAATGAAGGCATGATTTCAGTTTACGAAAGACTTCCTCTGGGCGAATACAATTTAATTAATCACTTTGTTATGCCAAATAGACAAACAAATGGCCGATTAGGTTCTTCCCTGAAGTTTACAAAAAATCAAGACTTATATACTTTGTTTGTTGCAGAAGAAGGTAATGCAAATGTTCCTGACGGCAATCATGGAAGAATACATATTATCAAACACGGCACTGATGGAGAAAATAGTTTTACTTGGGAAATAGCAAAAGACAGAGAATATCGAGGGCTATTTGCAGAAAACAGTGATTATGTAGAAGGCGAACTTGTTGTAAATGGTAATGCACTTTATAGAGCGTTAACATCTGTGGCAAATGGAAATCCGTTTAATAACAATAATTGGGAAGAAGTAAACGACAGTATTTCTAGACTAGGTTATGTTCCGTCTAACGAATCGCTTGCGTTACAAAACGAAACTATATTTTCTCCTCCGTCTAACGGTGCAGGTTCTGGAATTGTAAAATTTGTAAAAGAATTTGATACAAGCGAAAACGGTGCTGTACTTGCAGTTTCTGCAGAATTAAAAGGAGACGACAGCACTGCTAATGCTAGTGTTGTAGTTTATAGATTACTAGACGGAAACTATCAATACAGTCAAGAAATACCAGCACCACAAGATAACATAGGATTCGGATCTAGTGTAAGTTTAAGTGCTGACGGCACAATGCTTGCAATAGGAGAAACTTTAAATAGCAGCAAGAAAACAAATCAAGGCGCAGTTTATGTTTACAAACAAGTAGACGGTCAATTTGTACTTAATCAAACACTTACTAGCCGCGGAAATGAAGGCTATGAGCAGTTCGGTTACAAAGTTAGCTTTGATGGCGACCAGTTAGCAGTTACTAGTATTCAAGGTGACTCTAAAATTCCAACTACGTTCGATGACAATACAACATACTTTGACGGTAGAACTACAGGAATATTTAAAACTGTTGAAAACAGTGGCGTTGTTTATGTGTACGAAAAAATAAACAATATACTAGTTTATAGTGATGATTTATATTTTAAAGATGAAGGCAGTATATACTTTGGAGAAAACCTACTTGTAAACAGAAATCATATTTACGTAAGTATGCCAAGAGTCAAATCAGAAGGATACCAGGGAGTAGTTGTTGATTTTAGAAAAGATAATAATAAAACTGCCTGGACAGTGCATAAGGAAGCAAGACCTGTTGTAGATTTAAACAAAATGCGCGGCGCTTTCTTATACGACACAAAGAAAAATGTAATATTAGATTACGTAGACATTATAGATCCTATTCAAGGTAAAATTGCTGGCACAGCAGATGCTGAGATTGATTATAAATTGTATTATGATCCTGCATTGTATAATGTAATAGGCGAAGAAGAACAAACAGGTAATACTGAAGTTTGGGCAGATAATTATGTAGGAAAAATATGGTGGAATTTAGATGAAGTAAGATTTTATAACCCATATCAAAATGATACAATTTTCCAAACTAGTTATTGGAATACTGTTTTTCCTGGAACCAGTATAGCAATATACGAGTGGGTAGAGTCTACTCTTACTCCTAGCGAATGGGATTCCCTAAGCGGAACTCCAGAAGGCCAAGTTAGAGGAATCACTGGCCAAACACGGTACAGCGACAGATTTTATGTTTCAAAGAAAAAATATGATAGCGTAGCACAAAGATTTACAAATAGATATTATTACTGGGTTCGAAATAAAGAAACAGTTCCTCCAGTATTGTCAAGAAATTTAAGTGCGGCAAATATTGCATCAATAGTTGAAAATCCTGCACAAGCAGGTTACAAGTTTGTTGCATTGAATAGTGATAATAGATTTATTTTATATAATTGCAACGAGCTAATAAAAGATAACGATATTGCAATTAATTTCCGTTTTTACACTATTGAAAATCAAGAACAAAATATTCACAACGAATATCAAATATTAACAGAAGGTGTAGGAACAAGCAGACCGCAAAAAGACATAGAACAAAAATGGTTTGATAGTTTGATTGGTTATGATGAATATAATAGACCTGTTCCTGACGAAAAATTAGGATTAAAACAACGTTACGGTTCGCTTTTCAAACCAAGACAAAGTTGGTTTGTTAATAGAGTTGAAGCATTAAAACAAGCCGTTGATAGGATTAATAGTGTTTTAAAAACAGTTGTTGCGGTTGACGTAGCAGATCTTAGTAACTTAAATCTAAGAGATCCGCTGCCTTCTATAAATTCTAATAGATTTGATGTACAAGTAGACACTTACAGTGAAATACAATTTATTGGTACTGCAAAAGCTGAGACAGCTCAATTAGAACTTGTTATAGATGATGGCGTAATTACTGATGTGCAAATTATAAATGCAGGCAGAGGATATAAAACTGTGCCTACTTACACAATTAAAGGTGAAGGCGAAGGCGCCCAAATAGAAATAACTATAGACAGCGTAGGTAAAATTTCTTCAGCAGAAGTAGTTAAAGGCGGAAAAGGATACTTGCCAACCACACAAATAGAAATTAGATCATTTACTGCATTAGTTGCAACCGATGAAACAGCAACTGGTAGATGGACACTAAACACATTTGATGCAGTAACAAAAGAATGGAGCAGATCAGAAACACAAAAATATGATGTAAGCAAATTCTGGGAGTATATAGACTGGTACGCAGACGGGTACGGCGAGTTTACAAACATAAAAGATAAAATAGATGCTACTTACGAATTGTCTAGTTTAGAAAATCAAATAGGGGACGTTGTAAAAATAACTTCAGTAGGATCTGGTGGCTGGCTGCTTTTAGAAAAAATAGCAGAAGTAGACACCGACGATTACACAATAAATTATAAAACAATAGGTAAAGAAAACGGCACAATACAATTTTTATCAACATTGTATGATGCAGCAGCAAATAAAACTGGTTTTGATACTACAAGTTTTGATGCAAGATATTATGATATTCAGCCTATTACAGAAACTAGAATAATATTAGAAACTATTAGAGATAAAATCTTTACAGAAGAATTAAGTGATGAATATAATAATCTATTTTTTGCAAGTTTAAGATATGTGTTCTCTGAACAATATTATGTAGACTGGGCATTTAAAACTAGTTTTATTAAAGCCCAACACAACGTTGGTTCTCTTGAACAAAGAGTAACATTTAAAAATGATAATTTAGAAAATTATCAAGAGTATGTTAACGAAGTTAAGCCCTACAAAACAAAAGTAAGAGAATATGTTAGTTCGTATGATAAATTAGAACCCACTAACACAACAACTACAGATTTTGATCTGCCTCCTACATATAATAGTACTACAAATGCTATTGAAACTGAGACTGTTAAATCAGGAGAAGGCTCGTTATTATCATTAAGTGAAACACTACAAGAGTTTCCAAAGAAATATTGGTTAGACAATGTAGGCTTTAGCGTCACAAAAATTAATATAGGCACTGCTGGCACAAGATATACACAAAAACCAGTAATAAGTTTTGTGGGCGGCGGCGGAACCGGCGCAACAGCAGAAGCGTTTATAGGTGACGGGAAGATTACACGTATAGATGTAACTAATGGCGGCACAGGATATATCACAGCACCAACAGTTGTAATTAACGGATCACAAGAAGAAGGAGGAATTCCAGGAAGGGCGTCAGCAGTATTAGGACAATCAAAAGTTCGAAGCACTCATGTTAGAGTTAAATTTGATAGAGTAAGCGGAAACTTCTATATTGTTGATCTACAAGAAACACAAACATTTACTGGTACAGGTGCAAATATTAAATTTGCATTAAAATGGCCATTAGATTTAATCACAACACGAACTAATATTACTATTGATGGAATAGAAGCACTTAAAAGCGAGTACACCGCAAGTAACATATTAGACACAACAAAAAATCACGATAGATATCTAGGTGAAATAGAGTTTACTGAGCCACCCAAAGCAGGATCAGATATTGTTGTATCATACTTTAGAAATATAGACTTGCTTAATGCTCAAGATAGAATTAACTTTTTCTATAACCCAACATCTGGTATGATAGGTAAAGATGTTGCTCAATTAATGGACGGAATAGATTATGGCGGAGTTGAAGTAAAATCACTACAGTTCGAAGCTCCAGCAGGCTGGGATACAGCTCCTTGGTTTACCGGCCAGTGGGATACTTATGATGTAACTTTTGAGGACGAAATATTTAGACCAGATAGTTCAACTACAACATTGTTATTATCTAAACCTTTAGAAACTGATGTAATTTATAACATTTATAAAAATGGTGTAAGGATCGACGATCCTAATTACGGCACTGCAGAGCCCGTAACAAATCCTAATGCGATTGTACAAAGCATAACAGGAACAGGACAAGAAGAAATTGATTTATCAGATTCGGGATTAAATATTCCAGTTGCTGACAACGATGTTATAATTATTAGAAAAACAACATCAGACGGAAGTTTCTTACCAGATCCGATAAGTTATGATACACAACTAAGTGGCGGAAATTTAGCATACACATCCGCTAAAGGTATAGATGCAGAAAGTATTAATATTGACGGTGATGGATTTGTTACTCCTACTACATCAAAAGGCCCTGAAGAGCTTGTTCCTGGCCAGTTAGTAGACACTCTTGACATGAAAGTATACCAGCGTGTAAGTGATGGCCAAGGAACAATTTACAGCCAAGCATTTACTACTGACGGTGTAACAGACACTTACGACCTAGGAATTAAGCCACACAATGAAGATGCAGTTTTTGTAAGATTAAACAAGTTAACTATAGACAAATCGCTTTACACAATCAACTATAAAAATAATACTGTTAAATTTAATACAGTGCCAGCAGCAAGTCAAGAATTGCATCTTGTTACAGTTGGCCAATCAGGACAAAAAATATTAGATATAAATTCATTCATTGCAGATGGATCTACAATTATATATGAAACTAATATTCCTTGGAGCGACTCAATAACTTCGTTATTAACTTCTGAGGGCAAAATTATAGATGCTATTGTTAAAGAATCCTCTAACGGATACGTTGAGTTTGATTTTACAGTAGCACCGGTGCAAGATTTAGAAATTAACTATAGCATTTTCTACGGAGAAGGAACAAACTACAGTCAAATTAAACGAGACGTTTTTGTAAGTGACGGAAGTACATTAACATTTGAATTATCTCAAGCACCGTTTAATCAGTTGCCTCCCAGTCATAAAGTGATAGTTACAGCAAATAACAAAGTGCTTAATGCAGGATATAACCAAAAATTTGTTGTTCCAGAAAATAGACAACGAGAATATCAACTGCAATTATTCCAGCAGCCCAATGTTTCACTGTTACCAGAACAAATAAGTGTATACTTGAACGGAGTAAAGTTAGAGCAAACTGTTGATTATAGATGGGACATATTTAATACTACCGTTGTACTTTTTACAGGAGTAGGCGAACCAGAAGATACACTAGAAATATTTGTAATTGATGATGGCGAATACATATTTGCAGATAATACAATTACATTTGATACAAGTGTGTCAATACCCGAAGGCACCCGAATTGAAGTTGCTTCATTTAGCAATCACGACTTGTTAGATATTAACAGAATAAGTTATGATAACGTTAATAGAACATTATTAACAGTTGGGGACACTGAGTATACAGAATATCATAATATGACAACAGGCTTGATCAAATTAAGACAGACTGCTATAGATGCTCAGTATGTTTGGGTAATTGTAAATGGCACACAACTTACACCTAGTGTAGATTATTTTGTAACTGATAATCGCAATTTTGTAAAAATAAATCAAAAATTAAATCAAAACGATGTTATTGAAATAATACATTTTGCTGCAAC